TTACGCTATCTTGAGCCCAGCCTGATTACCCTCCTGTGTCGTATTTGTGTCGTTGTTACCAAAAATCTCATCAATTTTGCGTGCATGCTCGGTCAGGTGGTTTGGTGCAAGGTGCGCATAACGGCGAACCATTTCGATGCTCTCCCAGCCGCCCATTTCCTGCAGCACGGAAAGTGGAACGCCCGACTGAATAAGCCAGCTTGCCCATGTATGGCGCAGATCATGAAAGCGGAAGTTTTCAATGCCTGCCCGCTTTAATCCCAGTTGCCAGGCGCGGGAATCATCCACGCGCATTTTCCGTCCCGGTGCTTTAACGCTACCATCAGGGCAAAAGCCCGGTCGGGTATGCACAAAGACATAGCGCTGATGTTTTCCAATCTGATCCCTTAGCACTTTGCATGCGGTATCATTCAGAGCGACGCCGATAGCCTTGCCCGCCTTCGCGTTCTCCGGATTTATCCATGCAACTCTTCTGTTCATATCGACCTGTTGCCACTCCAGATCAAGGATGTTGGAGCGGCGCAGGCCGGTAGCCAGCGCAAAAATCACCACCGGCCTGAAGCTTTCCGGCATGCATTCGATCAGCCTTGCAGCTTCTTCACGGGTTAACCACCGGATTCGCTTGCTGGTAGGTTTTTTCGTTTTTATTACCGGCGCTGCCTTTATCCATCCCCACTCGTTCGCCGCTATCCTCAGCAGCGAACGCATGAATGAAAGGTGCTGGCTCTTGGTTGCCAGGCTCACCGGTTTAGGCTGGTACGGCGGTGGTTCCTTTCCCTTCCTGATCGCAGCGTCCCGCCTGCTTTCCCATATCTGGTAATGCTTACGATTCACCATCTTTGCCACCACGTTTTGCACTTCCTCTGCGGTTATGGTGGCAATATCACGACCTGCAAAATGCTGAAGGAAGAACTCGATTTTAGTCTTGTCATCGTCCAGCGATTTTTTGTGCTCCTTTTCATTGATCCAGCGGATGCAGCATTCCTGAAAAGTGCGTACAGGCAGGTCGCCAATTTTCTCAACCCGCCAGGCTTCCGCCTTCAGTTTGTCGTGGAGTTCCTGGGCCTGCTTTTTGTCCGCCGTGCCAAGAGAGCGTCTAACTCTCTTTCCTGACGGCGTAAAGAAATGACAGTGCCACATTCCACCTCTGAGGGTGATTGACATAAATTCTCTCCTTTATGTTCACCCGCGTTCGCTCGCTTAGTCTCTTGCGGGGATGACAGATAAGCAAGACATGCCGCTTCAGTTGTACGGTATTTATTTCCGACTTTCCTGCCTGCAAGTTCACCGGAGTCGATCAGACGGTAAATGACCCGCGGGGATACAATTAAAAATTCAGCGGCCTGCTGAGCTGTCATTGGTTTTGCTGAAGCCATGCTTTTCTCCACATTACCCGGCTGCACCCGGTTTATTGCCTGTTAAAAGCGCAGGTGGAGCACCCTCCGCGGGCACCTTCCACACACACCTCACATTTCGCTGCTGGCATCCATACGCTGGTTTCCAGACTCACCACCGCGCTGTTGCTTTCAACAGCCAATCGACGTTCTCGTTCAAGCTTCGTGTTCCTTTCTTTCATCGCCTGCACCGTAACGGTCAGCAGATCCACATCAGAGACGCTGCCATGCAGAATCTCTGCGATGCGCTCGACGATTGCGCGGTAATCAGTTTTTTCACTCACGCTGTGCCCCTCTTTAAGAAAATAATCCAGTGGGTCTTATCCGCCTTGCCTGTTCGTTGCCAGATGGTCGGCTTCTCGTCAGTAAGTGCTATCACCTGACTTACCGGAATCTGCGTCTCGTTCCATTTGAATATCAAAGTGCCGTGCGGGCGCAGCACTCGAAATGCCTCAGAAAATCCGGCACGAATATCTTGTGGCCACGTTAATTTATTCAGGGCGCCATACTTCTTACGCATCCAGCTATTTTCGCCAGCGCGCTCAAGGTGAGGCGGATCGAACACGACCTGTGCAAATGTGTTGTCAGCAAATGGTAAAGCACGAAAGTCGGCAATAATGTCTGGGCTGATTTGCAGCGTACGCGCATCGCAAAGCACATGCTGTTCTGCCCGAATATCGGTGAACACAGCACGGGTATCTTGCTTATCCATCCAGAACATCCGGCTGCCGCAGCACATATCGAGAACGGCTGTTTCAGTCATTCCATGCCTCCAGTTCGTTGAAAATTTCTTCGTCTATCTCATCGCTGGTGGCTTCGTTATTAAGAAGTTCCAGTGCCCCTTTGCGGTAATGTTCGCGGTGATCGCGATACCATGCTGAAAACTCTGGAGACCATCCATTGTTGCAGCCCTGAAAATCAACCTTTGCGTTATTTTCTGCCACTCGTTCAACCATGCTGTCAGCAGTGGTTAGCGCAATGCTTCGGAAAAATCTGCGCAGATGGCGTCGCCGCCAGTAGGGCGAGACTTTGGAATCGCACCAGCCGCGCACCTGCACTTTCCAACGGCGTATGCAGCGTGCTTTAAGGGATTTGCTCATGCGCCACCGCCTTCACGCAGTTGAGCAGCAATATCTGCCAGCACGCTGTCAGCGAATGCTCGGTCAAAATCACCATCCGGCGCATCAGCCATAAACTCAGTTGACGTGAGAATCATTCGCGCGATGTCTGCTGCATTTTTCGCCGTGTCTTCAATGAACCCTGCATCCCAAGCCGCAAGCATTCGGTTAGCGACGAAATAGGCGCCCTCCTGGCGCGCCTGAGACTTCACTTCGCGCAGGAATGCTTTGGTGGCAGGTGTTTCATTCAGGGCACGACAGATATCATCATTCCCTGATACGTTTTCCTCTCCGCATGCTTCGCAGACGGTAAATCCAGCAGCGTGCTGGCTGATGGCACCTTTTAGCCCCGCATTCTCCGCCGCCAACTGATCGCACTGCTTTGTCTTTTCGCGCAGCACAGCGATTAAGACGTCGAGCTGCCCGGCCATACGCTGAACAAGAGAAGCGGCTTCATGCATGCCGTTCTGCGTGCCCAAAAGCACCACCAGCTGGTGGCCTGATTTCACGAGCTCCTTCGTTTTTTCGTAATTCAATGCGTGTTCCTCCACTTAACTTTGCGCTGCACCGCGCTAAATTTTGGTTGCAGCAACCCAACCCATGCGAGATGGGGTAGGGCTGCATAAAAGGGTTATCGCTTGGCTTCGCCGCCCAGCACGGAAATCAGGTTTTCGGTAAGGGAGCTGAGCTCGCCGGTCATGAGAACGAAATCAGCGTCGAACCGCTGCACGACGTCTTCGCGGTCTATATCATCGTTATGTTCAATGAGTTCGTCTGCAAACCTGAGTCGTTTAAGAACGCCAGAATCGTTCAGCGTGAAGTCGATGCGGCTCTGCCAGTTCAGCGCCAGCTGAGTAACTACCTTTCCGGCGTCCAGGTGGTTCAGTATTTCATCGCTGGAGAGCTCTTGCTTTTTGAACCGGCCGATTCCGCCATCTTCCAGAATGGCTTTCAGCTCTGCTTCATTGCCCAGCGCAAAACCTGATGGTGCCCCGGCTCCGCGCACCCACTCGGTGAGGGTAAGCTCTACAGGTGTTTCCATAGTCAGCGGTACCACCGGCAGGGAGCCCAGTGTTTTACGCAGCAGCGCAAGCGAGTCTTCTGCGCGGCGGGCGCTGGATGTGTCAACCATTACCAGGGCGGCGCTGAGGTTTAACCAGATGCGGATCGCGCTGCTGCGGGTAAAAGCGCGCGGAAGTAGGGAGTGAAGGACCTCATCGCGCAGGGAGTCTTTCTCAGTTTTCTTGAGGCGACGGCCCTGATCCGCTTCCAGCTTCGAAACCTTCTTATTGAGTTCCTCAGCGATGACCGCATTAGGAAGAATTTTTTCTTCGCGACGAATAACCAATAGAAGTTGGTCATTCACCAGGTGGAAGAGCTGATCTGAGAATTGGCCCATAGGCGATACCCACCCGGAACGAGCCATATCCTGGCTGCCACACGGCTTAAAGCGGAAAGTCTCAAGCTGGCGTGCCAGCTCATCTGTATTGCCGTCACGGATGATCACCACGTCGCGGCTAAGACGGTAGATGATGAGGTTTTTGAAGAACGGGTTAAACATTGTTCTCTCCTAAAGAGGGGAGGCGGCCACCTGCACGGGCCGCCTGGTAGTTTCTCCACACAACACAGAAGAGCACCAGCGGTTAGGAAGCCGCCCGAGTGGATTGGGTTATGAACCCGTCGCCCGGCGATGCTCTTGTGTGTTGCGTAAAAAATTGCGGCGTCCTCGCGGAAAATAAAAAAGGCTCAGACGCCGCCAACTACTGCCTACTACCACGCTTGCTGCTTTTTTTGGTTGTGACACCAGGGCGCTACCCCTGCTTATTTCCTGCCGCTCTGTTTTGGTCTTGGCCGCCAGTAGTTGCGGCTCAGCCGATTTACAGGTCTTTGCGTCGGCCGGCGCTGCAGTTCGCTTGAACACATCACAACGGAGAGAGCACTTCCGGTGTCCGAATCGAACGGACCTTTTCCCTGCCCAACCCTCCCAACTGAATGGGACTGTCTGGAATCGAACCAGCTCTTATGCCTTGCTCGGCAGTGCTCTTTCCGTTGTGCGCCTGTCTTTTCACCACATCAGGCTCGGTGGATCCTGCTATTCCCCAACAACAAGGATTCGGTTAATCTGAAATCCCCAACACATTGATAGTGATAACTCATGAAGCGCTCAGATGTTTTAACCCAGTGCCTGATTAATACCGGCTGCGGACTTTCAGAAGCTGATATCCGACACGGCATTCGGACTACCTTCGCCGAAGAGTACCCAGATAAAAATTACGATTCCTGGGACATTGAAATCAGCGATCAGACCGCAAATCACATCATTAAAACCGTAGGTCGAGCCATGTGGATAAAGGTCGATCTATTTATCCAGGACCTCTGGGACGCCTACTGATTCCAAAGGGACAGAGCCAATCCCTCTAAATCCGGTAGCCAGAGTGCGACCACTTTTGTTGGCTTCAGACTCCAGCGAAGTTTTATCTTTCTCCATCGCCTCAACCACACCACCCATAAACATCAGGTAATCGGCTGTTACCGCTGATTCTGTGTTTAAGGTCTGCGTCAGAGCCCCGTTAACAAAAAGCTCAATCCTGTTTCCTGCGTGAGCATTAGGCCTGGCCTCTAACGCGCTAAATTCCTCACGCGGTAGGTTGAACGTCTTGAAAACCTTTTCTTTGTCAAATTGCATACTGAACCTCGAGTGGCTACTTCGTGGGCGTCCCGCCTGTTTGCTATTGATGGATTTAATGTAGGATATCTTACCTTGCGGTGTCAATATTAAAAGTAGGAAAACTTACATTCAGGGGTGATAAAAAGCCGCAGAACGCGGCTTAGTACGAAAGGGTTAGAGATCGGTGACAACCTGCTTTACGACGCCCACTAATCTGCAGTTGCCGTTGACTTCAAGAACTCGGTAATTAGGATTGAGTGGAACGAGATACTTAAGCGGGCCATCAATAACAAACTTTTTCAATGTTGCTTCCGTAGATCCGTCAATCCTTGCCACGACTATCCGTCCATTTACTTCGTAAGGGCTGCCGTAGTCTGGGTCAACAATGACAAGAGAACCCTCTGGAATGCTGGGGGCTCCATTCGGATTAGTCATTGAGTCACCACGAACGCGTAATGCAAAGCCTTCATCAGAAATGCTAGCCGTAGTGAATATCCATTCGTGGATATCATCTTGCGTTATAGACATCCCGGACTCAGTCCACTCACCAGCTTGCACCCAAGACAAGACAGGGATCTGCTTAACTCCAAATTTATCTGTTGGCCGCATGGCTGGGGCGTCACTTTCCGGATCTCCAGCACCATCAATAAGCCATTGCGGATTGCATTTTAAAGCAGCGGCAAGCGCCTGAAGGTTTGAGCCGCCAGGTGCATAATCACCAGATTCCCATCCAGTTACTGTTACTCGATTAACGCCGACAAGCTTCCCTAAAACAGCCTGAGTTAACTTCAGCTCTTTTCGGCGCGTACGGATGCGATCATTCATTTTCATGTAGGCAATCCTACCACCTTTTGAGGTAGGAGTCCTTGACCTCCATATGTAAGATATCCTACTATCTCAGTGTTCCCAATAACTACATGAGAGGGCTGTATGAACAAAGATGAAGTGCTTTCCTACTTTGGTGGTGTAAGCAATTTGGCAAGGATTTTAGGTATTTCTCACGCATCTGTTTCTGGCTGGGGAAACGTCATTCCTAAAGGTCGCGCTTTTGAAATCCAGACCATAACGAAAGGCGCGTTAAAAGTTGAACCCGCCCTTTACTCAAAGCCTAACGAGACGGTGGCGTAATAGTAACCACAGCAAGAAGGGGTTAACCGTGGATAAGAAACACTGGCAAGTCGAGAAACAGCCTGCATGGCTGGTGGCAGCCATTAAGAAAACAATCTCATGCCTGCCGGGTGGTTATGCCGAAGCGGCTGAATGGTTGGGTGTAACCGAGAATGCATTATTCAATCGGCTGCGCACCGACGGCGATCAGATCTTCCCGATGGGCTGGGCGATGGTTCTCCAGCAGGCCAGCGATAGTAAACACATCGCCGACGCCGTTTCACGCCAGTCGAACAGCGTGAACGTACCGCTGGTGGATATCGAGGATGTGGATAACGCCGACATCAATCAGCGTCTGATGGAGTCCATCGAGTGGATTGGCAAGCATTCGACCTATATCCGCAAAGCAACGGCTGACGGGGTAATTGACCAGGCAGAGCGCGCACAGATTGAAGAAAACAGTTACCAGGTAATGCAGAAGTGGCAGGAACACTTAACGCTGCTGTATCGCGTTTTCTGTGCGCCAGAAAAGAGTGACGCCCGCGAGTGTGCAGCTCCGGGCGCCGTGGCGTGTCGTATCAGTGGAGAAACTAACGCATGAACAGTTTAACGGTAAATAACCGCTTACCGCAACTTCGGGCTATTCCTGTGCAGGGCACCCCGTCGTTTCGGTATGAGCGCATGGTATCAGGCCGCTGGGTTCCGTGTAACCACAGTCGCGCACGTCTCATCGTGGGGGCATTCAACCGTAAAGCGAAGAACCTCGTATGCAAGATCTCGACAGACGGTACCGCGACTGGCGCGGCGTTGAAGTCCACGTCGTTGGTTACGACCGCGAAAAACGGCAGGTTATCTTCCGGCGCGCCGGCTATCCGCACGACTGCATGCAGCCTGTTGAGCGGTTCCGTGAGAAGTTCAGAAGGGTTGATGCATGAGCACTAAGTTAACCGGCTACGTGTGGGATGGCTGCGCAGCGTCGGGCATGAAATTATCCAGCGTCGCTATCATGGCGCGCCTTGCTGACTTCAGCAGCGATGAAGGCGTTTGCTGGCCTTCTATCGAAACCATTGCGCGTCAACTTGGCGCAGGCCCGAGCACCATCAGAACGGCGATCGCGAAGCTGGAGAAAGAGGGCTGGCTTACCCGTACGCAGCGCCGCAACGGCAACCGCAACGCCTCGAACGTGTACCGCCTGAACGTGGCAAAGCTGCAGGCTGCTGCGCTTTCTCACCTGTCAGTTTCTGACACGTCAAAACCTGACGCATCAGAATCTGACCCGTCAAAATTTGAGGCGTCAAAATCCGGTCTGGCTGGCGGTTTTGACCCGTCAGAATCTGGCGGGGATCCGTCAGTAAATTCAAAACCAGATCCATCAGATAAAAAACCTTCTTGTCCGGGCGCTTCGCTACCGGACCCTGAACAGGAAATTACCGATCAGGCTATCGAGGTTCTGAAACATCTGAACGTGGTAACGGGTGCCCGCTACCAGAACTCTAAATCTTCTCTCGAAAACATCCGCGCCCGGCTACGCGAGGGTCACACCGTGGCAGACCTCCAGCTTGTCGTCGACTACAAGCACGAGCACTGGCACGACACGGACATGTACGACTACATGCGCCCGCAAACGCTGTTTATCCCGAGCAAGTTCGAAGGCTATTTGCTGAGCGCGACGCGCTGGAACGGGCGTAACCGTCCTGCACGCGAGCAGTGGGAGCAGTTGCGCCAGCAGCGCGACAACGGGGCTTTCAGAGCCAGTTATGCAGATGTTGATTACAGCAAGGTGCCAGAGGGGTTCAGGTCATGAAATTACAGGATCAGGTTCTTTCAACAATCATCTCGCAGCCGGCCATCGCGTTCGCTGACCTGATGAAGGCTTTTGAAGGTGAAGCGAAGACAAACCTCACCACTTCAGTGAGTCGCCTGCACCTTTCCGGAAAGGTTACTCGCCGCTTCGAAGACGGCCGTTATGTGTATACCGCAGCCGCTGAAGATGCACCGGGTGCGCTGTGCGCCTCCGACAAAATCCAGATGCTGGAAGTCGAGCTGAAGCGACTGCTGAGCCAGGGTTATTACCGCCGCGCTGGCGATAAGTGCCTTGACCTGATGGCTGCGTCAAAGACAGATCAGCAGCGTGAGCATTACGCAACCCGCCGCCGTCAGTGTCTCGCACTGGTGAGCAGCCATAAAGAGCGCTCCTGGTATCTGGCCGGGAACTACGTAGGAGATGAGCAGTGATGGCACATAACCTCTATTGCCAGGCGCTTGCCGAACTGCGCAGCCGCGGGGCACACGAGCTTAAGGAAGTCGGCGACCAGTGGCGCACGCCTGACAACATCTTCTGGGGCATCAACGCCATGTTCGGCCCGCTGGTTCTGGACCTGTTTTCGGATGGCGAGAACTCAAAATGCGAGGCGTATTACACCGCTGAAGATAACGCGCTCACGCGGGACTGGTCCGCGCGTCTGGCCGAACTCAACGGCGCCGCGTTCGGCAACCCGCCGTACAGCCGGGCGTCCAGGCACGACGGGGAGTACATCACCGGCATGCGTTACATCATGCAGCACGCCAGCGAGATGCGGGAAAAAGGCGGGCGGTACGTCTTTTTAATTAAGGCGGCCACCAGCGAGGTCTGGTGGCCGGAGGATGCAGATCACGTCGCCTTTATCCGTGGCCGTATCGGTTTCGATCTTCCGTCATGGTTCGTCCCTAAAGATGAAAAGCAGATCCCGTCCGGCGCGTTTTTTGCGGGTGCCATTGTGGTATTCGATAAGACCTGGCGCGGCCCGACTATGAGCTACATCAGCCGCAACGAGCTGGAAGCGCGCGGCGATGCATTTATTGCACAAATACGCCGTCAGGCTGAACGTCTGCTGATGAGTAACCGCCTGGAACCCGATGAGGATGAAACAGATCTGCATTCAGAAACTGAGCCGCAACTGCAGGCTGCTGAAACAGAGTTGCCACTGACAGCAGCCGACATCCTGGAACGAAGCGGCGTTGAGGCATGGGCCTGTGCATGCGCGGCGTTCGGCAGCAAAGAGGCGTATGCCTTCCATGAATCCCGCTTTGCTCACAGCTGGGCTGCCGATTCTGTGGAAAGCCCGATGCTGGTGACGGTGACCGCAGACGTCATTTCGCGCGCGCAGTCGCTGATTAAAGAGCATAACAACGGCGTGAAGCTGTGCGCTTTTATGGCCCTCAATGATTTTGTTTTTCAGGACGATGCGGAGCGGAAAGACATGCACGAACGGCTTGCGACAGTCGCTCGCGAAGCTGAAGAGCAGCATGGCCTGGCGATGGATGAGTTTCTGCTGGTTGTCGGGGCAATTGACACCACGCACTGGCGGAACATTCGGCAGCTTAGAGCCTCCATTCGCGAAATGGCTGGCGCGCGGGAGAAAGCGGCATGAATTCCACCTCTGCTTTGACCGCCCGCCAGCAGGAGGTGCTGAATATGCTCGCGGATTTCCAGAGACGAAACGGTTACCCGCCGACACAGAAAGAAGTGGCCCAGCTTATGGGGGCCGCTTCACCCAACGCTGCGACCGATATGCTGCGTAAGCTGGAGAAGAAAGGCGCCATATCGTTATCAAAAGGCGTCGCCCGCGGCATCACCATCAACGGCATTGCCAAAGAAGATGAAGCGGTTTCTCTGCTGCGTGCGATGGTAGAAGGTGAGGCCAAATCGCGCGATCGCGCGGTGGCGTTCCTGAAAGCGCGGGGTGCCATTGCATGAAGCTGACCCTGCCTTTTCCCCCCAGCGTTAACAGCTACTGGCGCGCCCCGACTAAGGGGCCGCTAAAAGGCCGTCATCTCGTCAGCGCCGACGGGCGCAAATATCAGAGCAATGCCGCAGCGGCCGTTGTTGAGCAACTGCGGCGCATACCCAGGCCGGTCACCAGCCTGCTGGCGGTGGAGGTGGTGCTTTACCCGCCTGACCGGAAACGCCGCGATCTGGATAACTATCTGAAGGCACTTTTCGATGCGCTGACGCTGGCCCATGTCTGGGAGGACGACAGCCAGGTGAAAAAGATGCTGGTGGAATGGGGCCCGGTAACCAGCAAAGGGAAGGTGGAAATCACGATCAGTAACTTTGTGGCGGGTGCAGCCGCCTGACAGATGGAGAAACGTATGAACCAGACAAACCCGATTTCATTTTGCCCCAGGCATCATGTGGCGCTGGTAGGTCAGGAGATTTTTATGTCCAGCCGGGAAATAGCCTCGCTTGTAGGTTCACGTCATACCGACGTGTGCACCGCCATTGAGCGGTTAATGAAGAAAAGCGTTATTGAAGGGTATACGGCATTGCCGTACACCCACCCGCAGAACAGGCAGGAATACCACCACTACCTGGTTAACAAGCGTGACAGCTATGTCATTGTGGCGCAGTTATGTCCGGAGTTTACCGCGCGCCTGGTTGATCGCTGGCAGGAACTGGAAAGTGGGCAGCAGCCGGGCGTGCCGCGGTCGCTGCCGGAGGCACTGCGTCTTGCTGCGGATCTGGCCGAACAAAAGGAAAGGCTGGCACAGGAACTCGCCGCCGCGGCGCCAAAGGTGGAGTTTGTGGATCGCTACTGCACCGCCAGCGGTTCGCTCTCATTCCGTCAGGTCGCAAAGCTGTTAAAAGCCAAAGAGACGGATTTCCGCCTGTTCCTGATCGACAACGAGATTATGTACCGCCTCGGCGGGGTGCTGACGCCGCGCCACCAGCATATTGATGCCGGACGGTTCGAGGTGAAAACGGGCACCTCCACGACATCCAACCACGCGTTCAGCCAGGCGCGTTTCACAGCGAAGGGTGTTAAGTGGATAGGTGGGCTGTGGGCTGAGCATGTGGCGAAGGGGAACGCAGCGTGAGAGCTCTGTTAACACCGGAAATCGCGCGCGGAATGGGTATCGTGCTGCTGCGCCCTGGCCCTGAACTGATGCCCATATTTGCAAACGGGCGCGTGCTGGTGGAGGTGCAGCCAGAAAGCATGGCACGGTTCCCGAGCGGCGCGGTGCCGCCGGCACACCAGCCGCTGGCTGATGACGAAGGACTGCAGGTCTTCTTTACTGATGAGCGGGTGATCCGGACTGCTGGTGGCATCAATGCATTGGAGCACTGGCTGATGAAGCAGCAGGGCGGCTGCCAGTGGCCGCACAGTGAGTACCATCACCATGAGCTGACCACGATGCGGCATGAGCCCGGCGCGCTGCGTCTGTGCTGGCACTGTGATAATCAGCTGGCCGGACATTTTACTGAGCGCCTGTCAGCAATTGCCCGTTCCAATGTGATAGCCTGGATTATCAGCGTCGCGCGCGGTTCCCTTGCCTTTGACGATACCCACGAGCTGACTCTGCCGGAGTTATGCTGGTGGGCTGTCAGGATGGATATCACTGATGCGCTGCCGGACAGTGTGGCGCGCCGCGCGCTGCGCCTTCAACCTTTACCAGTAGAAGGCGTGTCGCGGGAAAGCGATATTGTGCCGGGGCCATCGGCGGCTGAAATGGTGCAGACGAAAGCGCAGCGTGCTTGCGCTGTGAAGACGCGGATGAACTGCGACAAGCCGCAGGATCAACAGCCGCGGGTGGTTGCGCTGACAATCGACCCTGAGTCGCCTGAAAGTTACATGCTCCGGCCAAAGCGCCGCCGCTGGGAAAACGAGAAATACACCCGCTGGGTTAAGCAGCAGTCCTGCGCATGCTGCAACCAGCGGGCAGACGACCCCCATCACCTGATCGGCCACGGGCAGGGCGGGATGGGTACCAAAGCCCATGACCTTTTCGTATTGCCTTTGTGCAGAAGGCATCACGACGAGCTCCATCGTGACACCGTGGCATTCGAAGAAAAATACGGCTCTCAGCTTGAGCTGATTTTTCGTTTTTTAGACAGGGCGCTGGCAATCGGCGTTCTGGCGTAGTGGAGTGGAGACCACCGCATGAACTTAGATAGCATCGTTAAATTTTTCGCCCCGAAAGGAATGCACATTTCCGACAGCCCGCGCGCTACAGCAAGCGAGCAGTTAACCGTCACGGATGTTATGGCCGCGCTGGGTATGACTCAGGCCGAGGCGGGCATTGGCCTGGCTATGTTCCTCGGTAAAGCCGCTGTAAGCCAGCAGGACCGGGAAGCGGCAATCGCCTGGCTCGCCGAGTATGCCAAAGAAAAAGCCCCGCTGGCGCTACGCCGCGCCGCCGGGAAGAAATTCCCTCTCTGTATGCGGATCCTCGCGACGTTCGCCTATAACGATTACGCCTCATCTGCTGCGGATTCTTACGAGTGTCCAAAGTGCAGCGGCAAGGGGCTGGTAACCAAAATGACCGCCGTTACGAAAAGCCATTACACGATGCGCCTGCCGCGGTGGGCTAAAGATCTGCGGCAATCACCGTCGGACTTCGAAAAATTCCGCCAGGTAACAGACGTTGACCACCAGCTATGTAGCAAGTGCAAGGGCAGCGGGAAAATCAGCAAGCGCTGCCAGTGCGGCGGTACCGGGAAAACACTCGACAGGAAAGAGACCGAATTTCAGGGCGTGCCGGTTTATAAGGAATGCAAACGCTGCGAAGGCAGGGGGTACAGCAGGCCTAAATCCTCAGTTGCTTATCGTGGCATCCTTGGTCAGTTGCCTGCGCTGCCAGAGCGCACATGGCGCTATAACTGGAAGCCGTTCTATGAGCGTCTTGTTACCAAATGCTTTGAAGAGGAAAGCTACAGCGACGCTCAACTTAAACGCGTAACTAATAATGGTGTTAATGGTATTTTGATATAAATCACAACATTTAGCATCGCGATGCTTGCAATGTTTGCCGTTTTTGCTTAGATTTGACATTAACGATGGGCATTGTATATCCACCGTTTCAAAACCCGCCGCCCGTAGCGGGTTTTTCTTTTGGGTCAGTCGTATAAAGGTTATTACGGCAGGCTGTTAACCTGCTTATCGTGGTTCGATTCCACGCTGTCCCGCCAAATTCAGCCGGTTTAGCTCGAATGGTAGAGCAGTCGCCTTGTAAGCGAACGGGTAGAGGTTCAAATCCTTTAACCGGCACCATATGCAGCACGCAAACCTACTCGAAAGAGAACACCGATTCGCCCGCCATCGCAGCGGGCTTTTTTGTGCCTGAAATAATCGGCTCAGACAGAGAGCCGAATATCACAAGGAATCGGCTCACTTATTTATGGCTCGCTTCGGCGGGCCTTTTTCTTTTCCCCTCTTTGGAGAGGATACACAGCTATAGAGGGGGGCTACATGTCCGATCCGGTTTCGGGAACTGTCGCGGCAGGTGCTGCGCTTACTGGTGCAAGCATCTATGGACTGCTGACCGGCACAGATTATGGCGTAATTTTTGGCGCGTTTGCCGGTGCTGTCTTTTATGTTGCCACCGCGGCAGACCTGACCCTGATCCGGCGCGCCGCCTATTTTGTTGTTTCGTACATCGCTGGCGTTTACGGTGCGGGGCTGGTGGGCTCCAAGCTTGCCAGCTGGACGGAATACAGCGACAAGCCGCTTGATGCACTGGGGGCCGTTATCCTCTCTGCGCTGACGATTAAAATCCTGACGTTCGCCAGCCAGCAAGACCCCGCGCAGTGGTTCCAGCGGTGGAGAGGGGGAGCCAATGGTAATAAGTGATCCGCTGGTACTGACCAACGTGGCGACGTGCTCGGCCATTGTTTTGAGGCTGATGCTGTTCCGCAAGCCCGGTGCACGTCATCGCTGGTGGGCATCGTGGCTGGCATACCTGATTATTCTGGCCTATGCCTCGGTGCCGTTCCGCTACGCCTTCGACTTTTACGTCCACACACACTGGGCGTCGGTCATCATCAACTTAATCATCTGCGCCGCCGTGTTCCGTGCCCGGGGCAACGTGGCGCGCCTTTTCCATGTACTGAGGCCTGAATGAACCAACAACAATTTCAGAGGGCGGCTGGTTTAAGCGCCAGCTTGGCTGCGCGCTGGTTCCCGCACATTAATGCGGCGATGCGCGAGTACGGCATCACTGCACCGGTCGATCAGGCAATGTTCATTGCGCAGGTCGGCCATGAAAGCACTGGCTTTACCAGGCTGGTGGAGAGCTTCAACTACAGCATCGCAGCGCTTAATGATTTTGTCCGGGCTGGCCGGTTAACTCAGGATCAGGCCAACACGCTGGGCCGCCGCACGTATGAAAAGGTGCTGCCCCTTGAACGCCAGCGCGCGATCGCCAATCTGGTTTACAGCAAGCGCCTCGGTAATAACGCCCCGGGTGATGGCTGGAAATATCGCGGACGCGGGCTCATCCAGATCACCGGGCTCGAGAATTACCGCGATTGCGGCGCCGCGCTGAAACTCGACCTTGTGAGCTCGCCGGAACTGCTTTCCGAAGACACCAGCGCAGCGCGATCTGCAGCATGGTTCTATACCAGCAAAGGCTGTCTGAAATATCCGGGCAATTTGCTGCGCGTCACGCAGATCATTAACGGTGGGCAGAACGGTCTGGAAGACAGACAGGCCCGCTATGCGGCAGCGCGCCGGGTGCTCTGATGGCTGCGCTATGGGGCTTTGTCCGGGCATGGTGGAAGCCGCTACTCTTCCTGGCCGCTGTGGGATTTGCGCTTTATTACCGGGCCTCGCTCACAAAAGCTGAGGCATCTTTAACCGAAGTTAATCGTGAATTAAAACTGGCTAAAGATGACATTGAGGATATGCAGCGCCGTCAGCGGGATGTGGCTACTCTAGATGCCAAATACACGAAGGACTTAGCGGATGCTCAGAAAAATATTGCTCAGCTTGAGCGCGATGTGGCTGCTGGCCGTAAGCGGCTGCAGCTCAACGCCACCTGTTCCGCGCAGGGAGCGCCCGGCACCACCCGCGTGGATGATGGAGCCAGCCCCCGACTTACTGACGCCGCTGAACGGGATTATTTCACCCTCAGGGAGCGGATCGAGACCGTGACCAGGCAGTTGAGCGGATTGCAGGCTTATGTTCGGGAGCAGTGCTTAAGATAAAAAAAAGCCCCATGGCTGGGGCTACAACAGGAGATCCTGCTTTTTGGTTATTCGACTAATTGCAAAAGCAGTTTTGGCCTTGTTTCCATGATGTTGCACTGATTTCATGTTTTGCGAGGATGAGATTTATAGCACTCACACATGAAGGTTCAGCAATGCTTATACGTAGGAGCCACTCTACTAACAAGCTGGTAATAAGTGTTGTCTATATATTTCATATAACAAGCGACAGTTAGTGTTCTAAGAGTTATCTGAACAAACCTGTACGTTAAATTGATACTAATACGTATATATCCTTTTGAGATGCTGGGGTGTGAATTCAATTAAATTTTATTATCAATATGAAACAAAACCGGAGAGGCCGAAAACTGTTGCTCAGATTGATAAGCTGCGCAATCACCTCGGCATACCAGCACTGATTAACGTTGAACAGCTTCTGAATAAATAAAAACCTTTAACTTTAGCAGTCATGAACATGAAGCCACCCGTTTTGCTGGTGGCTTTTTTATTGGAGCTACCACTATGCCATCCGCTATCCCTCGAGCTTGCCGCAAGCGCGGATGTCCCGGCACTACTACAGACCGTTCGGGTTACTGCGAGGCTCACCGTAATGAAGGCTGGCAGCAGCACCAGCGAGGGCTGAGCCGCCACCAGCGCGGCTACGGCAGTAAGTGGGATATCATCCGCGCCCGCATCCTTAAACGTGACAGGCACATCTGCCAGGAGTGTCTGCGCAACGGCAGGCCAGTCCCGGCAGCTACGGTTGACCACATCAAACCCAAAGCGCATGGCGGGACGGATGAGGACAGCAATCTTCAGGCGTTGTGCTGGCCCTGCCATAAAGCAAAGACGGCAACGGAGAGATTAAGTTGAAAGACCTCATCATTGAATATCGTGACGGACGGCTTGTTGAGCTGCGTATCGATGGAGTGTTAGTGGATGGCGTAAAGACACTAAGCCTCTCTCATGTCGCTGGTGAGTCTATGCCAGAGCTGACCGTTCGCATGGGTATGCGCGGCTCAGAGACGCTGATACCGCCCGACATAGACCGGAAGACGTTCAAGAGTGCTGCAAAGCGTTTCACTGAGGATGCTGCTGTCATGGCATTAACACCAAGCCAGGACATAACAAAGTCAGTGCAAGCCACAATCACGAAGCGTCTAACTGAAGAGGTGAGGCCTGGCGGCATCTTACATCGCAGCAAATGATAACTATTCGCGGTTGATGGGAGGGCGGGGCAAAAGTTCAGGGCTTTAGGCCCAGAGGACCGCCGCCTAACCCTTTTTCACACCGCCGCAGGTTAGAAAACTTTTTTATGGGGTCCCCCACTCGATGATTAATAGGAGTTTTCGATTATGTCCGGACCACCGAAAACCCCGACCCATCTGCGTTTGGTGAGGGGTAACCCATCAAAACGCCCGATCAATAAAAATGAGCCACAGCCCCCTGCAGGGGTACCCCCAACTCCTAAGCATTTCGACAAACAGGCGAAGTACTGGTTTAAGCGAATGGCTGAAGAGCTGGATGCCGTCGGCGTCATTTCGCAGCTGGACGCCCGCGCGCTCGAATTGCTGGTTGAGGCTTATACCGAGTACCGCCACCACTGCGATACGCTGGAAATCGAGGGCTATACATACCGCACTGAAACGCAGACGGGGGATGTGCTGATTAAGGCGCATCCAGCAGCAATGATGAAGGCAGATGCCTGGAAGCGGCTGCGCGCCATGCTGGCAGAGTTCGGGATGACGCCAGCCAGCCGGTCGAAGGTCAGCGCCAAGACGCCGGACGCGGTTGATCCGCTGGCTGAGTTCATGAAAGCGAGGGATTAATGGCTAAGGTTGCCGATGGTATCCGCTACGCCGAACGCGTCGTGGCGGGGGAGATTATTGCCTGTGAATACGTCCGGCTGGCCTGCCAGCGTTTTCTGGACGATCTGCAAAACGGCGAGGCGCGGGGTATTTTTTTCAGCGAGCCCCGCGCCCAGCATATCCTGAATTTTTATAAGTTCATCCCGCATGTGAAAGGCGCTCAGGCCGGGCAGCCGATCGCCCTGATGGACTGGCATGTTTTCATTCTTATCAATATTTACGGTTTCGTTATTCCGCTGGTTGATGAGGAAACCGGCGGGGTGGTGCTGCGGAATGATGGCAGTGGCCGCCCGGTAATGGTGCGGCGGTTCCGTACTGCTTACAACGAGGTGGCGCGTAAGAACGCCAAATCCACACTCTCTTCCGGGATTGGCCTGTACATGACGGGCGCGGATGGCGAAGGTGGGGCCGAGGTCTACTCTGCGGCCACAACCCGCGATCAGGCGCGCATCGTTTTCGAAGATGCCAAAAATATGGTGAAAAAAGCGAAACCGACGCTTGGGCGCCTGTTCGAGTTCAACAAGCTGGCTATCTATCAGGAGCAAAGTGCCTCTAAATTTGAGCCGCTTTCCAGTGACGCTAACAACCTGGACGGCCTGAATATTCACTGCGGCATTGTTGACGAGCTGCACGCTCATAAAACCCGTGACGTATGGGACGTTCTGGAGACGGCGACCGGTGCGCGCCTGCAGTCCCTGCTGTTTGGTATCACCACTGCGGGCTTTAACAAAGAAGGCATCTGCTACGAGTTGCGCGATTACGCCATTAAGGTGCTACGCGGTTTTAACAGTGAGGTGGAAGGTGCCGTTAAGGACGATACCTTTTTCGCCATCATCTACACGCTGGACGACGGCGACGATCCGTTCGACGAAACGGTCTGGCAAAAGGCGAATCCCGGACTGGGGATCTGCAAGCGCTGGGACGATTTACGCCGCCTTGCGAAGAAAGCAAAAGAGCAGGTATCAGCACGCGTTAATTTCTTCACTAAACATATGAATATCTGGGTGACGGCGGAGTCCTCCTGGATGGATATGCTGAAGTGGGAAAAATGCGAATTTATCGCGCCGGCGCATGAGCTGAAAAATTACCCGCTGTGGGTCGGCGTCGACCTGGCGAACAAAATTGATATCTGTGCTGCGGTAAAAGCCTGGCGATCGCCTGATGGTCACGTTCACGCCGACTTTAAATTCTGGCTGCCCGAGGGGCGGCTGGAAAAATGTTCGCGGCAGATGGCCGAGCTCTACCGGAAATGGGCTGAGCTCGACAAACTTATCCTGACGGATGGCGACGTTATCGATCATGCGCAGATCAAAGAAGAGCTGCAGCAGTGGGTCAGCGGGGAAAGTCTAAAAGAAATAGGCTTCGATCCGTGGAGCGCGACGCAGTTCAGTCTGGCGCTTGCTGAAGAGGGTTTACCCCTTGTGGAAGTGCCGCAGACGGTGCGCAATTTCTCCGAGGCCATGAAAGAGGTTGAGGCGCTGGTTTACGGCGGCCGGTTTCACCACAGCAATCACCCCGTGATGAACTGGATGATGTCGAACGTCACGGTGAAGCCGGATCGTAACGGCAACATCTTTCCCAACAAATCGACACCTGAGGCCAAGATTGATGGTCCGGCTGCGCTGTTCACCGCGATGAGTCGTCTGCTCGTTAACGGTGGCAATGACCAGCAGGATCTGAGCGGCTTCTTTGATAATCCCATCATGGTAGGTTTCTGATGAAGAAAAATAAGCAGCCAGGCAGGGTGAAAAGCGCCCTGCTTAACTGGCTGGGCGTCCCCATCAGCCTGACCAACGGGACGTTCTGGCAGGAATGGTACGGTACGAGCAGCAGCGGGAAGGTGGTCACCGCGGATAAGGCTATCCAGCTGTCAGCAGTCTGGGCCTGCGTCCGGCTGCTGAGCGAGTCAATATCAACGCTACCGCTGAAGATTTACGAGCGGCAGCCTGACGGCTCGCGCAGGCTGGCCCAACAGAATCAGGTTTACCAGGTACTTTGTCGCCGTCCGAATCTGGAGATGACACCATCGCGGTTTATGCTGATGCTGGTGGCGAGTATCTGTCTTCGTGGAAACGCCTTCGTGGAGAAGCTGTTTATCGGCAACAAACTGGTCTCGCTGGTGCCGTTGCTTCCCCAGAACATGGTGGTTAAACGCCTCGATACCGGCCGGCTTGAGTACACTTACACCGAGAACGGTACGGCGCGTGTCATTGCGGAAAAGAACCTGATGCACATTCGCGGCTTCGGTCTTGACGGGGTCTGCGGCATGATGCCGCTGAGTTCCGGGCGCGATGTGATCGGTGCCGCAATGGCGGTCGAAGAGTCGGCTGCCAAAATATTTGAGAACGGTCTGCAGAGTTCGGGTTTTCTCTCAGCAGATATGCCGCTGGATAAAGAGCAACGCGAACGGCTGCGCAGCTACATGGCACAGTTCACCAGTTCAAAGAATGCCGGGAAAATCATGGTGCTTGAAGGCGGTCTGAAATATCAGAACGTCACGATGAATCCGGAAGCGGCCCAGATGCTGGAGACGCGCTCTTTTGGCATTGAGGAAATCTGCCGCTGGTTCCGCGTGCCGCCGTTTATGGTCGGGCATACCTCAAAGCAGAGCAGCTGGGCATCAAGCCTGGAGGGGATGAACCTGCAGTTTCTGACCCACACGCTGCGCCCGCTGCTGGTCAATATTGAGCAGGAGATTTCCCGCTGTCTGCTGAACGGTGAAGAGGACATCTTTGCCGAGTTTTCTGTCGAGGGCCTGCTTCGTGCCGACAGCGCAGGACGCGCTGCCTACTATACCAGCGCGCTGCAGAACGGCTGGATGTCACGCAACGATGTGCGCCGGCTGGAAAATCTGCCTCCCATTGAGGGTGGTGATATTTACACGGTGCAGCTGAACCTGACGCCGCTTGAGGACCTCAAAAAGAACAGCCCGGCAGCGCAGGCCGCCGCGCTTCGTCAGCTTCACAGTCACGTTTTCCCCGACATTCCCTTCGAACAGTCCCCGCTGAAACAGGCGGCTTAGGAGCATCCATGACCATTAAAAGCCTTCCGGCGGCGCCGGAAGGGCGACCTTTTGCGCGCGAAAAACCAGACCTTCCCGCTGCGGCAATGGAGCGCTGGAACGGGAGCATCCGTGCGGCGCGCGACGGCGATAACAGTATCTCGATTTTTGATGTTATAGGCGCAGATTACTGGGGCGAGGGCGTCACCGCGAGCCGTATCGCCGGTGCGCTTCGTTCGCTTAATGGCGCAGACGTTACAGTCAACATCAACAGCCCCGGCGGCGACATGTTCGAAGGGCTGGCGATTTACAACCTGCTTCGTGAGTACGACGGCAAAGTCACCGTGAAAGTGCTGGGGCTGGCGGCCTCTGCGGCGTCGATTATCGCAATGGCAGGCGATGAAGTGCAGATAGGCCGCGGCGCGTTCCTCATGATCCATAACTGCTGGGTTTACGCGATGGGCAACCGTCACGACCTGGCGCAGATTGCCGCCGACATGGCGCCGTTTGATAAAGCGATGAGCGATATCTACCAGGCGCGTAGCGGTCTTGATGCCGACACAGTCGACAAGATGATGGACGGCGAAACGTATATCGGCGGCAGCGAAGCCGTAGAAAAGGGCTTTGCTGACAGTCTGCTGTCTGCTGATGAAATCGCCGACGACGAGGAAAGCCCAGCCGCCGCGCTGCGCAAGCTTGATGCGTTACTGGCGAAAGCAAACACGCCACGGTCTGAACGCCGAAAACTGCTTAAAGCCTTATCGGGCAGCACGCCGGGCGCTGCTGCCACCCCTGACGGTACGCCAGGCGCTGCCACCATCGAAAAAGAAACCATTGACCGTCTGGAAGCCGCTATTAGCGGACTGAAAGCGGCTGCCCAGTAAATACGGAGAAGTTATGTCTGAAGTAAACGAGATCCTGAAAAAAGTCAGCGCCAGCATTGAAGAGGCCACCGGCAAATTCAACGCCAAAGCAGAAGAGGCGCTGAAAGAAGCCCAGAAAACCGGCAAGTTGTCGGCAGAAACTAAAGAAACCGTCGACAAAATGGCGTCGGAATTCAACGCCCTGAAAGAGGCGGAAAAGACGCTCAAGGCGGCGCTCGGTGAGCTCGAACAGCAGGTCGCCCAGATGCCGCTGGCAAACGCCGCAAAAGTGGTGGAAACCGTCGGCCAGACCGTCATCAACAGCGAAGCACTGAAAGCATTTGCGGCAAGTGTTGAAGGTGGTAAGCGCGTCAGCGTGCCGGTGAACGCTGCGCTGATTTCAACTGACGTGGCAACAGGCGTGGTGGAGCCGCAGCGTCTGCCGGGCATCGACACCGCCCCGAAACAGCGCCTGTTCATTCGCGACCTGATTGCGCCCGGCCGCACCTCCGCACCGGCTATCTTCTGGGTGCAGCAGACCGGATTCACCAATGCGGCAAAAGTGGTCCCGGAAGGCACCACCAAGCCGTACAGCGATATCCAGTTCGCCACCCAGATCACGCCGGTCACCACCATCGCGCACATGTTCAAAGCGTCCAAGCAAATCCTGGACGACTTCGCGCAGCTGCAGTCCACGATTGACGCAGAAATGCGTTACGGTCTGAAGTACGTGGAAGAACAGGAGATCCTGTTCGGTGATGGTACCGGCGCGCATCTGAAAGGTATCGTGCCGCAGGCCTCCGCTTTCGACGCTGCTTTCACCGTTGAGCAGCAGAACGGTATTGATGATCTGCGTCTCGCGATGCTTCAGGCGCAGCTTGCTCGCTTCCCGGCTTCAGGCCACGTGCTGCACTTCATCGACTGGGCGAAGATTGAACTCACCAAAGACACGCTGGGACGCTACATCCTGGCGAACCCGGCGGCGCTGACCGGCCCGACACTCTGGGGTCTGCCGGTGGTCGCGACCGAGGCCGCAGCGTTCCAGGGCAAGTTCCTGACCGGGGCGTTCAACGCGGCGGCGCAGCTCTTCGACCGTGAAGACGCCAACGTGGTGATCTCCACTGAAAACGCCGATGACTTCGAGAAGAACATGATCTCGATTCGTTGTGAAGAGCGCCTGGCGCTGGCAGTGAAACGTCCGGAAGCGTTTATCTACGGTTCCTTCACCGCGCCTGCTGCTGGCGGCGGTGCGTAAACCTTAATGGCGGCCTGCGGGCCGCTTTTCTTTTTTCCGTTAAGGAGACAGACATGAAGCTGATCGCTATCAAGCCTATCTACTTTGAAGGCAACGTGCTGACCGAAGGCGCGGAGTTCGAGACGCTTGAGCAACACGGTCGTGATCTTGTTGCGCGCGGTTATGCTCAGGAGCCTGGCGAGAAAAAGCCGGATCCGGATAAAGAGCAAAAGCCGAAAGGGAATGGCAAGGCCAAATAAGGGGCGCACATGCTGACCAAAGAGCAGGTTAAGCGCCACTGCAATATCGAGCCGGATTTTACAGAGGACGACAACTGGATCGAAAACAGCATAAAGGCGGCTGCGCGGTATGTGGAAACGTGGACCCGCCGCCGGCTTTATGAAAAGGCGGATGATCCGCTTTATATGGCCGATCCAGACGCGCTGCTTTATGGCGAGGATGTCGAAATGGCTATGTTGATGCTGATTGCCCACTGGTACACCAACCGTGAAACGGTCAGCACCGGCAGCACGACATCTGCGCTGGCTTTCTCTACTGAAGCACTCCTTCAACCCTACCGGATTTATGGCCTATGAAAGCGGGACGTCTGCGGCACAGGGTAATCCTTCAGAAACCGGCAACCGGGCGATTACCGTCCGGACAGCCTGCAACCGGCTGGGTGTATGTTGCTTCGGTTCGGGCAGAAGTCGCGGATGTATCGGGCCGGGAGATGATGGACGGCGGCGCAGAGTTGAGCAGCACCACAACCCGGATCTGGATGCGTCGTTATCCAGGCATTCCCGTAACCACGGGATGGCGAGCCGTTCATCTTCCGCCTACCGGAGGCGGTGAGATATATGACATCAAGTCGGCTATCTCAGCAGAGAACGGCACCAGGCTCGAATTGCTTTGCGAGAAGGGGGTGAAACAGTGATTTCAACGAGTCTTGATTTTTCCGGTCTGGCCGATATCGCGAAGGATCTGGAGACGCTCAGCCGGGCGGAAAATAACAAGGTCTTGCGTGATGCCACCCGCGCCGGTGCTGAGGTTCTGAAAGAGGAGGTGGAAAAGCGCGCCCCGGTACGAACCGGAAAGCTGAAAAAAAACGTCGTGGTGTTAACCCAGAAAGGGCGCCGCCGCGGTGAAATTTCCTCTGGTGTCCATATTCGCGGGCGCAATATGCGCACCAACAACAGCGATAACAGCATGAAAGCTTCTGACCCGCGTAACGCCTTTTACTGGCGTTTTGTGGAGCTTGGCACCTCGAACATGCCCGCACACCCGTTCGTAAGGCCAGCCTTTGACACTCGCCAGGAAGAAGCGACACGGGTTGCCATGGCGCGCCTGAATCAGGCTATCGACGAGGTACTGGCGAAATGACCGAAGCTGATATCTATCCGCGCCTCAGCGCGCTGGCAGGCGGCAATGTTTTCCCGTTTGTCGCCCCGCAGGGCACAGCAGCCCCGTGGGTGATCTACCTGTTGCCGTCTGCGGCCGGTGAGGATGCATTCTGCGGACCGGCCGAGACGGCTTTCACGCTTCAGGTTGATACCTGGGCCAGCTCGATTGATGAGGCCCGTGCGTTACGCGAGCAGGTGAAAACTGCACTTGCCGATCTGCATCCCGTCGCGCTTAACGAGCTCAACGGCTACGAATCTGATACCGCGCTTTACCGCGCCACGCTGGAAGTTCAGATCTGGCAATAATCCACTCTGCCGCCTCCGGGCGGCTTTTTTTATATCTGGAGCTCTCTATGTCCTCAAAGTACGAAAAAACGCAGGGAACGAAAATTAACGTTTCCGCCGATCCGGCAACGGTGCCTAATCCCACCGGTGCGACCTGGCAGTCCATTAACTGTTCGACCAAAGAACTCAGCTATACCGGCGGGCAGAAATCGGATATCGACACCACCACACTTTGCTCCACCGAGCAGGAGATGACGAATGGCCTGGCTGCGCCAGGTGAAATGACGGTTTCCGGGAACTGGTCTGCTGATGAAGAGGGGCAGAACACATTACGCACCGCTTACGACACTGATGCGTTGCACGCTTTTCAGGTGATCTTCCCATCCGGCAACGGTTATGCATTCCTGGCTGAAGTTCGTCAGAACAGCTGGAGCCTGGGCACTGCCGGGGTGGTGACCGCATCGTTTACGCTGCGCATCAAAGGTAAGCCCGTCCCGATCGTTCCGGCACCTTCTGCAGGCTAATAACAGCGGCGAAAGCCGCTATTCCTGATTACAAACTGAGAAAAAATGAAATGGGAAAACAGGTTTCACAGAGTTCACTTCGCTCGCTCGCGTTGGCACCTATGGCAGGCTTTCGCACAAAAACCGTCACCGTTCCGGAGTGGGAAAACGCCAGGGTAAAACTGCGTGAGCCATCAGCGCAGGCTTGGCTGGAATGGCAGCAGGTGCTTAACCCGAAGCAGGGAGAAGGCGAACCAGAAGAGCTGACGGCAGCAGAACGCGCATTGCGTAACAAGAGTGCTGATGTGGTGCTGTTTATCGATGTGCTCCTTGAAGAAGACGGTTCACAGGTCTTTACCGAAGAAGATAAAGCGCAGGTTGAACAGTTCTACGGCCCGGTGCATGCCCGCCTTCTTAAGCAGGCGCTGGACCTGACTACCTCGGCGGCCGATGTGGAAAAGCCGTAAGCCAGCCCGGCACGTTCTTCCTGATGACGCTGGCGCTGCGTCTGGGCCGTACGCTTCACGAACTGAAGCAGACAATGACGGCGAGCGAGTTGCGTATGTGGATCGAATTTGACCGCCAGAACCCCATCAGCGATCGTCGAGGCGATATTCAGGCGGCGCAAATTTCCGCCGCGGTACTCAACTCGCAGGGCGCAAAGCTGAGTCTGGACGATCTGCTTCTTCAGTGGAGCGCGACGGAACCGAACGAAGAAAGCGCCGAGCTGGAAGGTTTCTTTGCCGCGCTGGCTGGTTAGCCCACTCAGGTGGGCTTTTTGTTTTTGAAAACGTCATGCTTGGCTTGGCTATGTAGGTTTTTAAGTGCTTGATACATCTGTGTATATGATGACATTTGTTCCATGAGATAAAATGTGACATTTGTCATTTCTTCCTCCCATTTAGAAAATTCTTCGGGAGTTTTAGGCCTGCGCTGGGAAAGGTCGCCATAGGTTCTCATTAGCTTTGAGTTATCAACGGCAGTTGGTATGGGAGACTTTAGTGCCTCATCAATCATGAAAATGATTTCAGTATTCATCGACCTGCCGTTTTCTTTGGCTCTAGCAGCTATTGCCTCCCTCATTCCTGCCGGAAGCCTAACGTTAAATCTGTCCATTTCTTGGCTTGGGAACTTACTCATAAATCCTCAAAATTGTAATTTTGACGATTAACAATAGCACCTACTTGACACCATGTTAAATGGTGCTAAATTGGTACTAGCACCAAGTTGGTGCCATCGTAAGGAGATAGGAAATGCAAGATGTGATTTATACCGGTCGTAAAAATGTGGTTTTCAATTTGAGACTTCCGGAGCGCATGGACGAGGAAATTCGCAAGCTGGCAGAAATGGACGGCATCTCTATTAACTCAGCGATTGTTCAGCGGCTGGCAAAGAGCCTGAGAGAGGAAAGGGCTAATGGTCAGTAAAAACAGCGAAGCCCCAACTGCGCTAACAGTCAGGGCCTCTAATTTGTCAGTTAACCTTTGCGAGAAAACCAACATGAACATTGTAGCCAAATCAGAACTTAACTTCCATGGTGTTAACCTGACTCCTGTTTCTGAAATGCAGGGAATTTGGCTTACCTCCGGGGATATTGCTAAGGCGCTCCACTACAGCAGCACAAAGTCAGTTACGAACCTTTTTAACCAGTATGCTGATGAGTTCTCACCGGCAATGACAATGGTCATTGAATCGATGACCAATGGTATTAACGGCTCATCTCGTCGCATGAAGACCCGCGTCTTCTCACTGCGTGGCGCTCATTTGTTAGCTATGTTCGCCCGCACTCCAGTAGCTAAAGAATTTCGCAAGTGGGTGTTGGATATTCTGGATCGCGAAGTGGAGCAATCTCCTATCGCCAAACATTTTACGGACGAAGAGTTATGCGAGCTGGCATGGATGTGGCATGTGGCCGAGCGTATGCGAGTTTTCGCCAGGGACATTCATCCGGCGCTGAGAGGCCTTAAATCTGAGTATGCGGGCAAGGCGTACGATTACGGCAATGAGTTCAACTATGTATTTGTAAGGGCGAGGGACATTCTACGAGAGCACACTGCCCACATTGATAAGAACGCTCATAATGGTGCCCGAGAAGAAAATTTGAAACTTCCACTAACGTGGCTGAGGGTGCCGGTGGACTTCCACTGATCACCAAAAAGAAAAACCGCCAGTGGCTGCTGGCGGTCTACTGATGTCTAACAACGTATAGGAACGTCTATGACTGCATTAAAGATAGCAGACCAAAGATCGCATGTCACTATGTCCAGCCGTGAGATTGCGAAGCTCACCGGGAAGGATCATAAGAATGTTATCCGCGATATCTGGGAAATGATTGATGACCTTTATGGGGTTGCAAAAGATGGCTCAGATCTGAGCCATAAGAAAAATCAAACGGTTACGTTGGCTGATGGTGTTGATGTAACGGTTGATTCTCGCGGCTATGTGTCACACTTCAGGCTGGATAAGCCACATGTGGAGTGCCTGCTTACTGGCTATAGTGCAGTTCTTCGTATGACGGTAATCAGACATATCTACCAGTTGGAGGCGCAGATAAACCGCCGCTCTTTACCTGGTAACTACAAAGAAGCATTACTCGCGCTGGTTCAAGCAGAAACAGAAAAGGAGCAGATTGCTTTAGAGCGCGATCAGGCTATTGAAACTAAAGCCTGGATCGGTGAAAAACGTGAAGCTACAGCAATGGCTACAGCATCAGCAGCCGTCCGCGCCAAGAACAAATTGGCTGAACGGATAGGGGAAGGAAAGAACTACGCCGCCATCATCCCGGTAGAGAAGAAACTCGGGCAGAAATTCAAATGGCAGCCGCTCCGCAAATGGTGCAGGGAGAATGACACTGATCCGCATGAAGTCGAAGATCCGCGATTTGGCACGGTGAAGTCGTGGCCCCGCGAGGCATGGCTTGCTGTATATGGCGTAGACCTACAGAAACTGTTCTGACTACCTACACAAGAAATGTAGGTGCTTATCTCAAACCCGCTTAATTGCGGGTTTTGTCGTCGCTTCGATCCCTGATACTCTTTCAGCATTTTAAACAAGGAGAAAGGGATATGAAAAAAATAGTCTTGATCACTGTTGCAACCTTATCTTTATTAGGATGCAAGCAACAGCGCACGTTACAGGATACGTTCGACCAGGAAAATGGTTGGGTTAAAATCTACAGCACAACTGACATAAATTTAGCTCAATCAAAAGCTGATGCTTATTGTGGTAACCATGCATTTTATTTAAAGCCAGAGCATGATTCTAATATTGGTATTGTTAACGAAAACCCAAATGACAATTTTCTCTTTAATTACATCCCTTACCAATGCAATGCGCACTATGCTGCAATAGCAGGGAATTCCGAAGCGAAAGCCATTGATGAAAAAGAGAAGTCTGATGCGTTAAAGTCTCTAGAAAAAGCAAAACGGCATCAATATGAAACACATAAATCTTTCGCCAAAAAACATGGGGGAGATTCATATAGCGTTGTTAATCCAGATGGAAGTATTGAAGCTTATAGCTTTGATGGTAATGGTAACGAATGTGTTGGATTCTCAAATCAAAATGGATCAGACGTGCACTGTAAATAAGGGTTCTGCTTACTTACTGAAAATACTGTTTATTCAAAAAGGCTACATTCGTAGCCTTTTTTGTTTGGAGGGCTAAATGGCAACTCTACGCGAATTAATAATCAAAATATCCGCTAACTCCCAATCCTTTCAGTCTGAAATTGCTCGTGCTTCGCGTATGGGCGCAGATTATTACAAAACAATGGAGCAGGGGGGGCGCCGTGCGGCTGCCGCTACGCGAGAAACGCAGCGTTCTTTGGGTGAGCTCAATGCTCAGCTTGCTTCGGTTCGCTCATCTGCTGCTGGTATGGCTGGCGCGTTTGCCGGGGCGTTTGCTACCGGACAGCTGATTCACTATGCCGATACCTGGAACCAGCTGAATGGCCGTCTGCGCCTCGCTTCCTCCTCGGCACAGGACTTTACCACGGCGCAACAGTCGCTGATGTCTATCAGTCAGCGGACCGGAACCTCATTTGAGGCAAACGCCAACCTCTACAGCAGAATCGCTCAGTCCCTGCGTGACGCTGGCTATGCATCTGCGGACGTGGCGAACGTCACCGAAACCGTGGCGACCTCCCTCAAGTTGTCCGGCGCCAGCACAGAAGAAGCAAGTTCGGTAATTACACAATTAAGCCAGGCGCTTGGCTCCGGTGTCCTGCGAGGTGAGGAATTTAACGCCATTATGGAAAGTGGCGGGCGCCTCGCAAAATTCCTTGCTGATGGGCTTAATACATCTGTCGGCGGCCTGCGTAATATGGCTAACAATGGCGAACTAACCACTGAAAAGATCGTCCCATTGCTAACCAATGTTTCTCAGCTTCGTAAAGAGTTCGAATCGCTTCCCGCCACAGTAAGTGGATCTGCTCAGAAAGTGCAGAATGCTTTTATGGCTTGGGTTGGCGGGGCCAGCGAAGCTACCGGTGCTTCCTCAGCTTTAGCTGGTGCTTTAGATGGCCTGGCTAACAATATTGATAATGTTGCCGCTGCCGGAGCGGTTTTGGCTGGAGTTGGCGTAGCGAAATACTTCGGTGGTATTGCTACTGGTGTTTCTGACTCGATTGGCAAGCTTGTATCTGCCAAAAAGGAAACAATCGCACTGGCTGATGCGCAGCTTTATTCCGCAACTCAATCTCAAAGAAAGGCGGTTGCGGCAGCGGAAGCTGCAAGGTCAGATTATGCATTGGCTGTGGCAGAAGCAAACGTAGCTAAAAATACCAACGCATCGGTAATTGCCTCACAAAATCTGATCAAAAAACGCAGTGAGATGATGGCGGCCAATGCCTCTCTTGTCCTGTCTAACAGGGCAGTAATAACCGCTCAGGAAAATCTCAACAAAGCCACATCGCTTACCAGTTTTGCTAAATCAGGCTTAAGCGGCGCGCTATCTGTTATAGGTGGTTGGCCTGGCGCATTGATGGCTGTCGGCGCAGCATGGCTGTATGTTTATGAGAAGAGCGAACAGGCCCGTAAAGCTGCCTTGGACTACGGCGAAGAAATTTCTAAAGCAAAACCAGTGAGTGGTGTCGCCATTCCGCAGGGTAACTTAACAAATGAAATCGATAAGTCATCGGTTTCTATGAGAGCCCAGGCCGAAGAATTATCACTTCTAAATAACCGAATCGCTGAATTAAACCAGCAACAATATAATGCTCGCCAGGCCATGAAGAATAGTGAGGAGGGTAGCTGGTCATATAATAACGCTCAGGAAGCATTGGTTAATGTTAACCAAGAATTAACTGATGCTGAGAGGCGAAGAAATGAAATATTAAGTCAACTTATCGCAACAACAGATCGACATAACATGCTGTTGCGTCAGAATGCCGCCGCGCAAACAGCTTATTATAATAATCTAATATTAATGAACGGGCAGGGTACATTATTTCGTCAAACGCTTGACGGTATTAATGAAGCACTTGCCCGCAACACGACTTTAACTGCGTCCCCGCTTCGACTACCGCAAGCGCCAGTATCGGATAAGGATCAGGAAACGTTACTGCGCAAACAGCAGCAGGCCGAACTGGAAGGCTTAACGGGCTTGGCCAGAGTGCGTCGGCAGGCAGAGATTGAGCTGCAAAATATGGGCCGCACAGGTCCTCAAAACGCAACTTACGCAGCAGATTATCTAAAGGCTGCTGAGCAGGGTTATGCAAATAGCCAGAAGGTTGCTGCCGCTCAAAAAGCACAGGCTGACGCAACACGTGATGCGGACAAGGCCGCTCGCGAGGCCGCTCAAACTACCGAACAATACAGCCGGAAAATGGCTGACCTCAGCATTGCCACTGAGGTGCAAAAGGTTCGGGCCAACCAGGGTGAAAAAGCTGCTGAGTTGTTTGCCGCCTCCCATGAAGCCGGAACTAAATGGAGCGAAGAGCAGCGCAAATCCATTGAGGCGGGTGCCGTGGCGCTGGCGCAGTGGACACAGAAAGCCGATGAGGCTGTCCGCAAGCAGCATGAAATGGCCGATGCGCTGAAAGATCTGAAGGATGCGGGGCGCCGTTATCAGGATGAAGCTGACTTAACTTCCGCCACGTCTGGGATGGGGAACCGTCAGCGTGAGCAGTACCGCGAGCGGCAGGAAGTTGAGCGCGTGTTTGATAAAACCGATAAGGGGGCTGAGGCTATTGCTGCGCGCCAGGCTGCACTGGATGCGCTTGATAAAAAATATAAGCAGGCGAAGGCAAGCGAACTGGACTGGCGCGCGGGCGTAAGCGCGGGACTGTCAGACTGGATGGATAACGTTAGCAACATTGCCGGCACGGTATCGCAGGGTATTACCTCCACGATGGACAGTGCGCTTGATAACGTCTCCGCAATGCTGGTGGGTAACAAGGCAAGCTGGAAGGACTGGGGGTTATCCGTTCTGCAGACTATCTCAAAGGTTGCACTCCAGATGGCCGTGGTTAACGCGATGGGTGGCGGTTCGTCTGGCAGTGGACTTCTTGGCTCCCTCCTCGGTGGAATTGTGGGCGGTGTCGCCGGAAGCGCATCCGGCGGCGCGAATGCAGGCACCGCCATCCAGAACTACGGCGCGTCTTTCCAGTTTAACGCGAAGGGTGGGGTTTATTCGTCAGCCGACCTGAGCAGCTACAGCGGCAGTGTCGTTGACACTCCCACCTTTTTTGCGTTTGCGAAAGGGGCGGGCGTGATGGGCGAGGCCGGGCCGGAAGCCATTATGCCGCTGACCCGCGACGCCACCGGCAGGCTTGGTGTAAAAGCGCTGGGCAGTGGCACGCAGAGCGGCGCGGGTGTCAGCGTCAGCATCGGGACCATTAATTTCACAGGCGGCACAGGCGGTGCGCAGGGTAATGCTAATGCCGCCGGCGCGGTAGCTAACCAGATCACCGGCGCCATCATCGATACCATCAACACGCAACTGCGCAAGCCCGGCACTCCGTTGTGGAACGCCACGCAGGGCAAGCGCTGATGCTCCTTACTTACCCGCTGCGGCGGGTTTTTTATGGGTGAAACATGGCAACCGAAACCTTTACCTGGTGCCCGCGCATTAATGCCGGCGGCGAGGTCACTCACCGCGTCCGCCGCGCGCAGTTCGGCGACGGGTATGCCCAGGCGTCGGGCGACGGCATCAACGCCCGCGGTCAGAAATGGGATCTGGAATTCGTTGGGGATGAAAGCTACATCACCGCGATTATGGATTTCCTCGACAGGCATGGCGGCAGCCGTTCATTCATCTGGCAGGCACCGCTGAAAGGCGTGGGGCTTTACCGCTGTGACGCCTACCGCCCGTCGGCCCAGGGCGGTGGCATTTTCTCTCTCACCGCAACCTTCACACAGGCATTCGCTCCGTAGGTACTTATGGCAATCAGCAATGACGTTCAGAAGCTCGAGCCCGGCGACAGCGTCCGCCTGGTGACTGTCGATGGCTCGGCGTTCGGCGCGGGCGTGCTGCGCTTTCACGCCTGCACCATTCCCCACACGCCGGAAGAGATCGCGGCGAGCGGCGGCGACACCTCGAAGCTTGCCGCTAAATCCATCTGGTTTGATGACGAGGAATACGGTGCCTGGCCGTTTGAAATTACCGGGCTGGCGTCGTCGAGTGACGGCCAGAGTGCGGAGCCGGTGCTGCGAGTCGCCAACCTTGATGGCGTGGTGACAGCGCTCTGTCTGCGCTTTGATGACATGGTGCAGGCGAAGGTTACTGTTCTGGATACGTTCGGCCAGTATCTCGATGCCCGCACCTTTCCTGACGGCAACCCGTCCGCCGATCCGGGGCAGTATTTCCGCCAGGTTTTTTACATTGACAGCAAGGCGGCAGAGGACAACGAGATGGTGGAGTTTCGCCTCTCCAGCCCGATGGACCTGCAGGGTCTGCTGATCCCGACGCGCCAAATCACGGCGGTCTGCACCTGGGCCTGCCGCAACAAATACCGCAGCGGTGACGGCTGTACCTACAACGGCCCGCGCATGTTTGATATGAAAGGTAACCCGGTGACCGACCCGGCACAGGATAAATGCTCAGGCCTGCTGACCGACTGTAAAAAACGCTTTGGCGCGGATGCCCAGCTCGATTTCGGCGGCTTTCCGGGTGCCAGCCTGATCCGGAGGTAACCATGCGCGATAAAACCATTGCCGACATTCTGGCGCATGCTGCGGCGGAATACCCGCGCGAGTGCTGCGGCGTGGTGGCACAAAAAAGCCGTGTCGAGCGGTATTTCCCGTGCCGGAACATTACCGGCGCGCCGGAGGAACAGTTTGAGCTGTCGCCGGAGGATTACGCGACCGCGGAAGACTGGGGAACCGTTACTGCCATTGTGCATTCCCACCCGGGCGACGGCGCCACCACCCAGCCGAGCGAGCTCGACCAGCTGCAGTGCGATGCTCACGGCATCCCCTGGGTAATCGTCTCGTGGCCGGAAGGCGACCTGCGCACCATTGCGCCCCGCGGCGAACGGCCGCTGGAAGGGCGCGCCTTTGAGCTGGGTTATGCCGACTGCTGGTCGCTGGTGATGGACTGGCACCGCCGGCAGGGTGTGACGCTTCGCAACTACAGCGTGGATTACCCGTGGTGGGAGCGGGGAGAAAATCTCTATATGGATAACTGGTATGCCGAGGGGTTCCGCGAGGTCACAGATCCGCGCCCCGGCGACATGGTGCTGATGCAGGTATCCGCGCCGGTGGTGAATCATGCCGGTATTCTGCTGGAAGGTAACCAGCTGCTGCATCATCTGTACGGCCAGCTCTCCTGCACTACGCCTTACGGCGGCTATCTGCGCGAGCGCACGATTAAAATAGTCAGACACAAGGATCTGCCATGAACGAACTGAAAACGGTGCGGCTGTACGGCGCGCTTGGCGCGCGGTTCGGTCGGGTGCACCGGCTGGTGATTGCCAGCCCTGCAGAAGCCTGTCGCGCGCTGTCGGTCATTCTTCCGGGTTTTGAGCAGTACATGCAGACGGCGCACCTGCGCGGCCTGCGCTTTGCCGTGTTCCGGGGGAAAAAGAACATCGGCCAGGACGAGCTGAAGCATAACAGCGGCGAAGAGGATATCCGCATCGCGCCGGTGATTGCCGGAAGCAAGCGTGGCGGTGTGCTGCAGACCATTCTTGGTGCCGTACTGGTGGTGGGAGCGCTTGCTCTTGGCCCCGTGGGTATCGGTGCCATCGCAGGCAGCACGGCGATGAGTATTGGCCTTATGGGCGGTTCGATGATGATTGGCGGCGTGGTGCAGATGCTGTCACCCCAGCCCGGCGGGCTGGCATCGCGTCAGGACCCCGATAACGCGCCGAGCTATGCGTTCGGTGGGCCCGTGAATACCACAGCAATGGGTAACCCCGTCGGGCTCCTGTATGGCGAGCGCGAAATCGGCGGCGCGATTGTCTCTGCCGGCATCTACACCAACGACCAGTGAAAACCGGTCTGATAATGGCGCCTGCGGGCGCTTTTTTTATGGGCGCAGTATGGAAAAAATAACCGGTAAAAAGGGAGGCGGTGGTAATTCACGCACACCGCGGGAGTCTCCTGATTCATTACAGTCGATCGCGACGGCCAAAATACTGCTGGCGCTGGGCGAGGGGGAGTTCGCCGGCGGCCTGACGGATAAAGATATTTTCCTCGACGGTACCCCGATCCGCAGCGCTGACGGCACGCTTAATTTTCCCGATGTGAAATGGGAATTTCGTCCGGGCACCCAGACGCAGGATTACATCCCCGGCATACCGTCGGTGGAAAATGAAATCACCGTTAACACTCAGCTTAAAGCCACACAGCCGTGGACGCGCGCCATCAGCAACACGCAGCTTTCTGCGGTCCGTGTGCGTCTCGGTGTACCTTCACTGCAGCGCATGAAGGACAACGGGGATGTGGTGGGCTACCGCGTCGAATACAAAATTGAGCTGTCCACAGACGGCGGCGGGTATGTCACAGTGCTGAACAGCGCGTTCGACGGTAAAACCACCTCCCTCTATGAGCGCAGCCATCGCATTGACCTTCCGCCTGCCCGGACCGGCTGGCAGCTTCGTGTGAGCCGGACGACGGCGGACAGCACTTCCAGCCGCATCGTGGATACGACGAACATCGAAGCGTATTCCGAAATCATCGATGCAAAGCTGCGCTACCCGAACACCGCGCTGCTCTTTGTGTCGTTCAACGCGAAGCAGTTCAGCAATATTCCGCAGATCAGCGTACGCGCCCGCGGGCGGCAAATCCGCGTGCCCACGACATACGATCCGGTGGCGCGCACCTATTCCGGCACCTGGGACGGATCGTTTAAATGGGCCTGGAGCAATAATCCCGCATGGGTGTTTTACGACCTGGTGCTGAGCGACCGTTTCGGGATCGGAGACCGGCTGGACGCGACGCAGGTGGACAAGTGGGAACTCTATCGCATCGCGCAGTACTGCGATCAGCCCGTGCCGGACGGTACCGGCGGCAGCGGTACCGAGCCGCGTTTTCTCTGCGACGTGTATATCCAGAGCCAGAACGAGGCGTTTACGGTGCTGCGCGACCTGGCGAGCATCTTCCGCGGCATGACCTACTGGGCCGGTAATCAGCTGGCCGCGCTGGCGGATATGCCGCGCGATATGACGTATGTCTACACCCGCGCCAACGTAATTGACGGCAAATTCTCCTACGCCAGCGGCAGCGAGAAGAACCGTTATTCAACGGCGATGGTGAGCTGGTCAAACCCGGAGAACCATTACACCGATGAAGTGGAAGCGGTGATGGAGCCTGACCTGGTGCGGCGCTACGGCGTGCGCCAGACGCAGATCTCCGCCATTGGCTGCACGCGGCGCACCGAGGCCAACCGCCGCGGCCGCTGGGCACTGCTGACAAATGCCAAAGACCGGATGGTGAGTTTCGCCACCGGGCTGGAAGGCATGATCCCGCTGCCGGGCCATATCATCGGCGTGGCGGATCAGTATCTGTCCGGGCGGGTCATGGGCGGGCGTATCAGTCAGGTGAACGGTCGCGCGCTGACGCTCGACCGGGTGCCGGATGCAAAAGCGGGCGACAGGCTTATCGTCAACCTGCCGTCCGGCAAATCACAGGCCCGTACCCTTCAGGCGGTCAGCGGTCGTAATGTCACGGTGTCTGCGGTATTCAGCGAAACGCCGGAGCGCGAGGCGGTCTGGTCGGTGGATGCGCAGGATGTCGCGATCCAGCAGTACCGCGTCACGTCCGTTGAAGACAATAACGACGGCACCTGGACCATCAGCGCCGTGCAGCACAACCCGGATAAATATGCCGCCATTGATTCCGGCGCGCGGCTCGATGAGCGTCCGTTATCAGCCATTCCGCCGGGCGTGCAGGCGCCGCCGGCCTCCGTGACCCTCAGCAGTTACAGCCGCGTGGTGCAGGGCCTCAGCGTGGAAACCCTGCGTGTCGCCTGGCCCGCGGCACCCGGCGCCGTGGCGTATGAATGTCAGTGGCGCAAGGATAACGGCGACTGGGTGAATGTGCCGCGCACAAGCTCGCTCGGCTTTGAGGTGCAGGGCATTTATGCCGGGCGGTACATGGCGCGCGTCAGCGCCGTAAACGCCAGCGATGTCGCCTCGGTCTGGCAGACCAGCGTGGAAGTGACACTGACCGGCAAGGTGGGGCAGCCGCCGGTACCGCTGAACTTCCGCACCACGCCGATTAACTGGGGCATCCAGCTTGACTGGAACTTCCCTGACGGTGCCGACGATACGCTGATGACCGAAATTCAGTATGCCGCCGCGACCGACGGCAGCGACGCGCTGCTGCTCTCGGATGTGCCGTATCCTGCGCACAGTTACACGCAGCTTGGCCTGCGTGCGGGGCAGATTTTCTGGTACCGCGCACGGCTGGTGGACCGCATCGGGAACCAGTCAGCATGGACCGGCTGGGTGCGGGGCATGGCGAACGACAACGCGGAGGATTACCTGGGTGATATTACCGGGAATTTTCTCACCAGTGCCGACGGCCAGGCGCTGCAGCAGCAAATCGACACTAACATCGAGGCGGTGATGCAGAACGCACTGGCGAACAACGCCACGGTCGATCATCAGTGGAAGCAGTATGGCGAAGTGCGCGCCGATATTTTGGTGGTGAAAACCACTATCGCCGACGTTGATAAGGCTCTGGCGGAAATGAGCACTCAGGTCCAGGCGCAGATAGGCAATGTCACGGCCGCGCTGGAAGACAAGCTGACCGCCGTGGTGGACACCAGTGGCGCCACGGCCATTCATACGCTGAAAGCAGGTGTGCGGATTAACGGCAACTACTACAGCGCCGGCATGAGCATTGCGGTGCTGGCACAGGCCGGGCAGCCGGTCGTGACACGTGTTGCGTTTAATGCCGATCAGTTTGTGCTGACCACCGGCAGCGGTGCCAGCCAGTTCTCGCCGTTTGCTGTGGTGGGCGGGCAGGTGTTTATGAACTCTGCCTTTATCCAGGATGGGAGCATAGATAATGCTAAAATCGGTAATTACATTCAGTCAAATAATTATGTGGCAGGAGCATCAGGTTGGCTCATCAATAAGGCAGGTAATGCTGAGTTCAATGCCGTTACAGTGCGCGGAACCATTATTGCAACCGAAGGGCGTTTCTCTATGTCAGGTCCCGGAAACAACGTGGTTATTGACGGGGCTGGCGTTACCGTAAACCTGGCGAATGGTGGCCGCATTGTTCTGGGGAGCTGGTAATTATGCCCAGTGGATTACTGATTGACTTAAATGACGGCGGTCCGGTGATGGAAATCACGGCGGGGCTTCGTTGCCCCTCCTGGTGCGGGATAGTTGGCGGATCTGGGAATATATATAACGCGCCGGGTTATGTGGCTGGTGCCACCCTGGTCTATGCCCCGCACGAAACTGCCAGAATTTATCAAACCGGAACAAGTCTCGTTCCGGATGTAGGTTGCCTTAGCGGAGCCACTCAGAATGGCGGCAGCATGATTATATCGTCATGGTACAGCGTCAAAGGCTACAACGACATCCTCTGGCCCGGAACGATGTGGCAGATAATGCCAGCCTCTCAGTCCGGGCGTACCGGGTTATTTATCTCTGACAGTACTGATTTTACAACTATTACGAATGGCAGCATTGTGGGTCAATGCGCATGGCGCGGGCGAGTCACCTTTACCGGCTCGTGGACACCGCCCGACACCGGGTTTGCTCGTGGAACTTATCTGGTTTTTGGTAAATGGAGCGCCGATGGTGTGACGGTTGAATATGATGGCACCAGAGTCATCGCCACACTGGAGCGTAACGGCGCAAATGTGAACGCTACAGTCACCATGGACATCGTGATATTTGCGGCGGGTGCGGCACCCGTTGCGGGACCCGGCCTTAACTTTTTTAATGCAGCGGGTCAGTGCACATTCTCTACAACGCGCCGCCCTTTTTTATACAGCAATGCGTATTTCCGTGCATCGAAAACGTCAACGGACATTGGCAACCGTTTCATTATGCTGGGTCGCTATGGCGCGAAGTCTGATATTCAGGGCGGCTGGTGTTACGCGAAATATTGCGGGATCGTCAGAAGCGGAAACGCGGTGCGGATCGGCCGTGGCTACGTCGCTACTTTCTGGACAAGTGACTATCCGGTGATGTTCGATATTGTCAGCTCTACAAATATCTTACTGCTTGAAAGCATGTATTAAGCAGCATCGCTATGGCGGTTTTTTCAGGAGAATACCATGTCGGCAGGCACTCTTACGCTTACAAATAAATCTGCTGCCGTTTCAGGCACAGGAACGTCATTCACAACGGAACTGAAGGTCGGCGATTTCATTGTTTTTAATGTTGGAGGAACGGCATATACCATTCCTGTGAAAACAATTACTAGCAACACTCAACTGACACTTATCAGTAATTATACCGGGCCCACACAAAGTGGTGTTGCATGGTTTTCTGTACCGCAGGAAGCGCAGAGCCTGATTTCCTCGGCGCTTGCCACTCAGTCAGCAGAAGCGTTGCGCGGGCTTAATTATGACAAGATGAACTGGCAGCAGGTTTTCTCTGCGACAGGAAATGCGACAGTTACTTTACCAGACGGGAGCACTTTTACCGGACCGTCGTGGGGCAGCATAAACACCTCGCTTGCAGACAAAGCAAAAAAAGGTGCAAATAATGACATTACAAGCCTGTCAGCATTAACTACAGCTATCACGGTCGCTCAGGGAGGTACAGGGGCAAGTAACGCATCGGCAGCAAGAAATAACCTTGGACTTAAAGGCGCTGCCATCATGGATGCTGTAGGTTCGGTAGGGAATAATTCATCCATCATTGAGTCCGGGGCTACATCCAGTGGTAATTATTTAAAGTTCGCAGATGGGTCAATGATTTGTTGGTTTAACCGTGGAAGTATTGATGTTACCAGCTCAGCCCGAACCGAAGGAAGCACGTCTTTTTACTGGCTAGCCTATAGTTGGGTTTTTCCGGCGGCATTTTTCGATACATCAAAAATTGCAATCTCTGTAACCACCGCTGCGTGGGGTAGTACAGGCGGCGTAGGCGCGAGCGCGGTTATGACAGGCTCATCAATTTCAGGATTAAGCACAACAAGTGTTGCAGCTCGCATATACGCACCAATTCAGTTCGCCTCGCTGTATCCGTTAACGTTAATTGCTACAGGAACCTGGAAATAATGTTCAAGTTAAAGCTAATTCCACAGCACAGAGAAGACATATTATCAATCAAAGCGAACAACGCAGTGTTAACTGTAAATGGTGAGGACTATGATTTCAGTCCAATGAGCGCTGGTGACTATCTGCCATTTTCAGCTGTAGATTGCGTATTTTTCGTCGATGGGATTTTCTGTGATGAGCATGGGGACATAAGTGCCGCTCTGGTATATCCGTGCGCGCCGGGAGATGTGGAGATGGAGATACAAATGGAAAATGGCGTTGAATACTCATTTGGTAAAAAGGAGGTAGAAGGTGATCGACTGGACGAAACTCAACAAAGCTAAAGACGTTTCTGATGCAGAGTATCAGATGAAAAGAGAAGCAGTCTTAAGCCAGCGTCTGGCCGCGTATCGCGCGGAATCTGACCACATGAAAATTGAGGCAGACTATGACGCGGCCATTAACGGTGAAGTACCTGACTATTCGGGATGGGTAGCTAAAGTTAAGGATATCAAGGAAAGGTACCCGCTTCCGTAGAGTAATACGCAGATCCGGGACCACTTTTAAACTTCAAAGAAGTGTCAGCCGTTACGATTAATAGGCCGCTCCGTCTTGATTTCGTTACCTCCTGAAACTACTGTATAAAAACACAGTATATTTTACAGGAGGTACATAATGAAAATACACCCCCTCGTCTGGCCGGCCATGCCGGTCAGCATACCATTCTATGCAGACCTGATTTCAGCGGGCTTTCCGAGTCCCGCTGCCGATTATATCGACAGTGGCATTGACCTCGTTTCCCACCTTATTGCACATCCTTCATCCACCTATGTCCTGCGGGTTGCCGGCGACTCGATGCGCGACGCTGGCATTCTTGACGGCTCGCTTTTGCTGGTGGACTTCAGCCTGCACGCGAAGCATAACGACATCGTGGTCGCTAATATCGGCGGGGAGTTCACGGTTAAAAGGCTGGTGACGTACCCGGTGGCGCAGCTGCGCGCCGAGAACCCGGCTTACCCGCATATAGCTGTTTATGACGCCGACGACCTCGAAATCGTCGGCGTTGTCATTTGCGTGATAAATACCCTGCACCGCAATGTTCGCGCTGGTTGA